CGTTGGCAGGCTGATATGTCTTCGGACTCGTGGCTGTCGAAGAATATTCGCCCCGGCACCCTGATCTACATCCTGACCGCCTATTTGCTGTTTGCGGGTCTCAGCGCCGCAGGCATTGAGGTCAACGAGGCTTATGTGGCCTTGCTCGGTCAGTGGGGTATGTTGGTGATGACCGCCTATTTTGGTGGCCGCACTGTCGAGAAGGTCATGGAAATGCGCAAAAAGGACAAAGAATGAGCCTGAGTGACGAACAAGCCGCATTCCTGCTGGATGCCTGCAAACTAATCGTATACGCCACTGGCCTTGGTTTTAAGGTCACTGGCGGTGAGTTGGCCCGCACACCTGAACAGCAAGCCCTCCATGTCAAGGCTGGCCGCTCAAAGACAATGAATTCGATTCACCTCAAGAGGTGCGCTATCGACTTGAACTTTTTCAAGGATGGGCAGATAATCTGGAACAAGGAAACTCTTGCTCCTCTAGGCGCGTATTGGGAAAATATGCACCCCAAAAACCGTTGGGGCGGTAATTTCAAATCGCTGGTAGATTGCCCGCATTTTGAGCGCAATGTCGGATAAGGAGAACAAATGACGACCGCATCGGTAATGACTTACGACTCCTTAGTCGAAAATATCCAGTCTTATTTGGAGCGATCTGACACCGCTACGCTTGAGAAAATCCCTCTTTTCATTATGCTGGCCGAGCAGATCATTGCCAGCCAGATCAAGTTTCTTGGGAATCTGACGGTTGTGGGATCCACAATGGTTTCCAATCAAGCCGTTATTGATAAGCCTGCCCGGTGGCACAAGACTGTTTCGTTCAATGTAACGGTTGCGGGGTCGCGTCAGCCGGTCTTGCTTCGCAAGTACGAATACCTGCGTGAGTATTGGCCTGATGCAACTCAAACAGGCGTTCCTGCGTACTTTGCGGATTATGATTACACCCATTGGCTAGTGGCTCCTACACCCGATACAGACTACACCTTTGAGGTTCTGTATTACGAGCGCATCCAGCCTTTGGATTCTTCAAACCAGACGAACTGGTTCACAACTTACGCTCCCCAAGCGTTGCTGTACGGGTCTTTGTTGCAGGCTATGCCGTTCCTGAAGAACGATGAGCGTATGCCAATCTGGCAACAGAACTATGACCTGATCATGCAGACGTTGATGGCGGAAGACAAGTTGCGACTTGCTGATCGTCAAGCCGTGGCGGTGGACGCATAATGAGCTACAACAGCCCCTTTACTGGCAACGTCATTCAGCCAACTGACGTTTCCTACCGCGCTATTACGCTATCTGCAAACCTGCAGCTTGAATGGCCGATTAACGGCACGGCAAATAATGGTGCGGCGGCTCGCATCATGGAGGTTACGGCAACCAACAATGCGCAGTTGTGGATGCCTCCCGCTAATCAAGCGTCTGTTGGTCAAGATGCTTTGATTCGTAACGTAGGCGTTAATGCGTTCACGGTATACGACTTCACGGGCCAGAACACAATCGTCACGATTGCTGCCGGTGAAGCGCAGTACATCTACATTACGGCCAATCCTGATGTTTACGGCACTTGGGGAATCATTGCTTACGGCATTGGTTCATCCGGCGCAGATGCAGCAACGCTGGCTGGATATGGCCTTCTAGCTATCGGCCCGACTCTGAACCAGAGTCATCCTGTTACTACGTTTTCAACCAGTTATACGGCCATTGCCGCGAACAGGTCTGGGACATATGTATGGACCGGCGGTGCTGGCACGCTTACGCTGTCTTCAGCCACCACGCTAGGCGACAACTGGTTTGTGTTCTTGCGTAATGGTGGCACTGGTGCGCTGACTGTGGCTACCAGCGGATCAGACATGATTAACGGGTCCGCGTCAATTGCGTTGCAACCAAGTGATTCATGCATTGTTGTCTGTAGCGGCGTGACGTTTTATACCGTAGGTTTGGGTAAATCAACGCAGTTTGCGTTTACTCAATTGTCTAAGCCGGTATCGTCAGGAACCTACACGCTAACAACGTCAGAGGCTTCCAACGTAATTCAAAAATACACCGGAGTTTTGTCTGGCAATGTAACGATCATTGTTCCAGCTACGGTTCAGGTTTATTACATTCTGAACGAAACTTCAGGTGCTTTTACAGTTACGATTTCAACAGGTTCAGGATCAACGGCCATTCTTACTGCTGGCTCGCAAGCCACATTGGTATGTGACTCCGTAAACCTGTACAACGCAAATACCATTCTTGCGGGATCTTCAACGATCAGTTTAAGTAACGGTCTTGTTGGTGCGCCATCGTTGAACTTTTCTTCTGAGACAACTACTGGTGTTTATCGTGCTGCATCAGGACAATTTAATATTTCCATCTTGGGCGTATTGCGTTCAACGCTATCGGCAACAGGATTGCTGGTTGATGGAACCGGTACGTTTACCGGCGGAATTTCAGGCGGTACGTTTGTATGACTAAGAAAGTTTTTGCAATTGACACGATGCCCGGTGTGCAACGGGACGGTACGTTTTTTGACAAGAACTTTTACAGTGAAGGTCGATGGGTTCGTTTCCAGCGCGGTCGCCCACGAAAGATTGGTGGATATCGTTCTATTACAAATGACGCTTCTGGTTACTCTAGGGGCATCTATGTAAATTCAGTAGACGGTAACAATCAAATTTTCAATGGTTACAACAACGGGCTTGAAGTCATTAACATCAACAATGACGGCATTGGATCTGGCGTTAATCAGTTTACGCTATCAAACTTTACGGCATCTGATTTAAACGTATGGCAGTTTGATTCAATGTTTGACTCGCAAGGGTCTAATACGCAGTTGTTGTTAGCGCACCCGGGTCAAAACCTTCAGCAAATTGATCAGACTGCAAACACGCCTGTTCTTGCCGGTGACATTTCCGGCACTACGATGGCTCAGTTAGCAGACACTTCTGGCTCTACCCCTACGGGTAATCCTATTGAGGTATCTGGAGGGGTTGTTGTTTTGCACCCGTATGTGTTTGTGTATGGCGACAATGGGTTTATCAAGAATTGCGCGGCTGGCAACCCATTTGATTGGAACAGCGCGGACGCCAACGAGACCAACGTAGCCTCTACGAAGATCGTCAAGGGCTTGCCGGTACGAGGTGGCACTAACTCACCTTCCGGTCTTTTCTGGTCGCTTGACTCGCTTATACGGGTGTCGTTTACGCCTACTACTGTTTCTAGCGGGGTAACGTCACAGACGTTCTATTGGCGTTACGACATCATCACTAGCCAGTCTTCTATCTTGTCGTCATCGTCGGTAATTGAGTACGACGGAATTTATTACTGGATTGGGGTTGATCGGTTCCTGTTGTACAACGGAACTGTTAAAGAAATACCAAATGTCATGAACCAGAACTACTTTTTTGACAACCTGAACTATGCTCAGCGTCAAAAAGTATGGGCAACCAAAGTTCCCCGTTTTGGTGAAATATGGTGGTTCTTCCCATCCGGCAATTCGGAAGAATGCAATGACTGCATAATTTATAACATTCGGGAAAATTGCTGGTATGACGGCGGTCAGGCTCTTGGTTCTAATCGCACGGCCGGTTACTTCTCGCAGGTATTTAAGTACCCTATTAATGCAGGGGCGACAAAAAGCGTACAAGAGCTAGTATTTTCTTCGTCAATCACAACCACAAGTGGGTTGCCTACTATTGAAGTTCCTGTAAATAATCAGATTGCAGTCGGTCAATTAGTCATAGCAACTGGCTTGCAAAGTAATTCAATCATTACTTTGATTGCGCCTAGCGCAACCCCGGGATACCTTACGGTTACGTTGAGCAAAAATGCGACTGCTACAGGAACGGTGACGGCTACATTCAATACAACCGCCAATAGAATTACGTTGTGGCAGCATGAAATTGGCACCGATGAGATTGACGGTCCCAATACAAACGCAATTGAAAGCTACTTTGAAACTTCAGATCTGGGATGGGTTGCCGGTGGCCCGCATCAATCCCCTCAGATTCCTCAAGGAAGCATTGGTGAAAACCGATGGCTGCGTTTAGAGCGGATTGAGCCTGACTTTATTCAGTCTGGTGAAATGAATGTACAAGTCATTGGCAGGCCGTTTGCTCAACGAGAAGATGTAACGTCTGCTCCGTACCCCTTTGATCCAGACACGGGTAAAATTGATATGCGAGAGCAGCGCCGGGAAATACGCTTGCGGTTTACTAGCAACGTACAAGGCGGAACTTATCAGATGGGCAAAATTCTGTTGAGCGCAGAGTTGGGCGACTCTCGACCATTCGGAGCTTAATATGGCGCTGGCAGTTGTTTACGATCCGCGATATCACACTTGGGATTCATGGGCGTGCCTGATGGTAGAGGCATATGCCGGTAATCAACTGTCCATTCCTAGCGGTGAAGACAAATGGAAAGAGTGGGCTAACGGATTAAAAGCCATTGAGCTATTCAACAATGATGGCATCCCCGGTCCGGATATATTTGATAATTGGCAGGACTGGGCGGTAACTCTTGTCAGCGTTGTTAACCAGCCGGTTGAAGGGTAAGTTATGACGCCAATGGAAGAATACTTGCAGTTTCTAACCATACAAGGTGAGGTACCCGGCTCTGCTTCGTATGAAAAAGCAAAAAAGCTTGCGGAAACGCTTGGCGGTGTAACGCCGCAGTACACAGGAGCCAAAGACTACGCGCCGCTTGAGCAATTTCTAACTCAACAGTTTGGGGATATCGGAGGTTTAACCAAGTTTACTCCTTCAGATGACGCAAGTGCTGGGTTCGGAACTCTTCCTGGGTTCTATGAAGCTGCTCCTCATCTTCGATACCACTACTCAATGGGTTTTGGCGGGGTACCTGATCGTAACAACCCAATCGGTATAACCAGTCTTACGCCTACAGGGTATAGAGACCCAATTTATCTTGCTGATGGGGCAGATTCTGAAGGCACACCTACTGGATATTCCGCTGCCCTTACATTTCCGTACGAACGGGATGGGGTACGAGGTCAATATGTAGCCCAGTATGATGATAAAGGGCAGATGATTGGTAAACCTCAATGGGTTGATGTCCCTCATGAAGATGAAGGGTGGGGGGATTTTCTTCTTAAATCTGCGCTTATGATTGGAGGGGCAGCTTTTGGCGCCCCTATGCTTGGTGAACTTCTTGGTGGTGTAGGGGCGGGCACAACGGCTGCAACCCTTGGTGAGCTTGGCATAAATACTGCACTTGCCGCAGGAACTCCGGGTGGCATAGCAGCAGGAACAATAGCCGGGGATGCATTAACGACTTTTAATCTAGGTCAAACGCTTCTTCCGGACGCTCCCGGTTTTGTGCAACAGGGCGTAAATAGATTTGCCACTGGATTAGTAACATCTGGCGGGGATCCAAAAGCTGCTGCGTTAAACGTAGCTACTGGAGGATTGGGCGATGTTGGCAATATTGCTTTGTCAGACATTCCTGCTTCGCTTAGAGCGCCGATAATCAATGTAGCGACACAAGTTGCGCAAGGTAAAGACCTTGAAACGGCAATCACAAATGCTGCCGTTGGCGGTCTTTCAAGCATTGGGAATACTGCGTTCAGTGAAGTGCCGAGTGCAATCAGGGCGCCGATTACTAATGTTGTCAGTCAGCTTGCACAAGGTAAACCTCTTGAAGCGGCAGTAAAAAACGCTGCCGCCGGTAGTCTGTCAAGCATAGCAGGGTCAGGGGTTAAAGACTTTACTGACTCTAAGTTTGTTGGTGATCTTGCATCTAATGCCGTAAGACAGCTTGTCAGTACCGGGGAAGTTGATCCGGCAAAGCTTTCTAGTACCGCATTGAATCAACTTTCAAATACAATTGTTGACAGCATTGTTGGACCTCCTGCAAGACAGGGCGGATTAAATCAAACTCGATCAAGAAGCGGATCTGGCTCACAATTTGGGTCTGATTTAATTAAGTCTGCGGTAACAGGTGCTTTGTCTTCAGCATTTCAGCCATCTAGATCGGATCAGGTAGTTACATCAAGATCCGCTGCGCCGCAGACAAGAACAAGAGCGCCAATACAAGTTGATGTTGCTTCATTACAGCCGATTGTTAGACAGCAATCACGACCGCCGCCAAGGGTTGATGTATCAACATTGACTCCCATTAGTCGCGCAACAAATCTTTCAGCAATTGTAGGTAACACAGGGAAATCGGGGTAACTTATGCCATCTCGCTCAAAGATTGACGCTAGAACGCCTGTCAGAACAATTAGTTCTGTGATGAAAGGTGAGCCTAGTACATCATTTACTTCGGTGCGAGCAGAGCCTGTCGCCCCGGTTGATCGACCTGCCACTCTAAGTCTGCCTGTTCAGCCACGGGTGAGGGCGCCGATTCAGCCTATTACAAGCAGGTCTACGCGCCAGATACCTTCAATAACCTCTATGGCGAAGACTGCGCCGGGTGGGTCTGGTGGGTCTGGTATTGACAGCGGCTCAATTACAGACGTACTTAAAAAGGGTCTTGTAGGGGCGCTTGGTGTTGCGGCAGCAAATGCATTCATGAAGAAATTGCTTGAGAAGCAAGATCCTGCGCCTATTGATCGTCGAGATACAACGCAAAAACCTGCGCCAATTGATCGTAAAGACACGCCGGCAGATTCATCGTTACCTCCAAATCTTTCCGGCGCTTATGATGAAAATGGAAAACTAAGGCCCGGATGGGAGCTTGACGAAAACAATAACCCAGTGTGGGTTGGTTCAACCCCGTCTTTGACGCCGTCGGGTGCTTATGACGAGGATGGCAATTTATATCCCGGGTGGCAACTTGATGAAGATTACAACCCAGTATGGGTTGGGTCTGATGTAAATCAACGTCAAGATGAAACATCAGAACCGGAATCTTTCGATCCGTTTGGTGATCTGTCGTTTGACTTTAATGAATTAGACGATAGCCCTTACTACAACAATTATTATTCGTACAAACAAGGCGGCAATGTGAGTTACGACGACGCATACAGTTTTGCTGACGGCGGGGAAGCTACTGCAGAAAATTTTGATGCCTCCGCGTACCTAGCAGGCAACCCAGATGTAGAAGAGGCTATTCGTACTTATTACCCCGGACAAGATCCTGCTGCACTAGCGTGGCAGCATTACAATCTTCATGGAAAAGCAGAGGGCAGAGGTTACTTGTATCGCCCAGCGCCCGTTGCTACCGCTGCTCCCGCTGCTACCAGCCAAACTAGCGTCCCTGCGGCAAGCGCCGCCGGAGGTCTTGGCAATGTTTATCTGTCATCTAATTACACTGAGCCGTTTAATGCTACGGAGTATCTAGAAAACAACCCAGACGTATACCGGTATGTGTCAACCCATTTGGGTGATTTTGGTGGGAGCCTTGAGAAAGGCGCGTTAGAACACGCCATTAAGTATGGAATTGACGAACAACGGTTAACCAGTACAGGCGATGTCTACGACAGAAACCTTGACACTAATGCTTATTTGCGAAACAACAAGGATGTTTCCGACTACTACAACCTTCATCCCGAGGAGTTTGGAAACGATCCGGCCCGTGCTGCGCTAGAGCATTACATAAAATTTGGTAGGGATGAGGGGCGCGCTGCTCCTGTTTTGGCTGGCGGCATCGGCGGTGGAGGTGGTGGTGCTGGAGGTGGCGGAGGTGGCGGAGGTGCTGGAGGTGGTGGGTCTACTGCGCGTCCCGGAGGAGGTACTGCAGGACCGGCAGGAAGAGTTCCAACAGGTCGAACCGGAAGAAGTCCTGCCGAATTAGAGCCGACAATGGATTTTGGTTACATCCCGTCCCGAACTACTGACTTTGGCCCGGGCATGACTCGCGGTAGGACTGGTACAGGAAGCGTTTTTGTTCCGTATCAAGAATACTCGCAGGGGATGGAATACAACCCGTACCAGCAGTTGTACTCAAATCTTGGTATTTCTGGTTACCTTGATGGTAACGAGCCGGTTACCCCGATCCAGCGTCCTTATCCGGTGTATCCACAATATCAAGACGAAGGTTATGGCGACGGACCAAGTCCATATCCGGCGGGTGAGTTTATGCAACCGTCTCCAGATATGC